ATAGGTGACGGCTACGCCTGAGATTGAGCGCGACGGCAAACCCTCTGCCGCCGCTGCGTCAACCGTGATCTGTGAAGGGGTCAATTTGATCATGTTGTGGATACTACTCCGTTTTCATTTTCTGTTGGTGTTTCTCGCTGGTCACCCATTGAGTATTCGCCCGTCAAATAATCCTCAAAATCAAATACGACGTATGTGCCGTTAGGCAAAATACTGTTTTGACTCAATGTGCCAGTTATGCAATCCGCGTAAGCGCGCACACCAAACGACCATAAATCCATGCGACTTTCGGCGCTCGACTGATACGAATATGAGCCGACGCTGATACCTGCAAGGTATGGCGGTATGTTGCATAGCCGTGCCATTTCCATTGCTTGAAATTCTGCGCTGTCAATCAGCAACATTTTGTCAGGGCTCGTTTGTGTCTCGGTATATGACACGTACTCGTTCAATGCGGCAGTCTGATTAGTTTCACGCGCTGCGTTAAACGCGGCCGCAAGATCGGCTAACTCTTGAGCGCTCAACGGTTCGCCACCAGTCTGTCGCAAAATACCAGCCGGTATCGCGCTGCTCGAATTGCGGTAGCGTGCCGCCTCAAGTTTCAACGCTGTTGCAACCGCCTGTTCAGACATATAAACAATGCCCTGTATCGGTGACAAAAATTGTACGACGTTTGCCGGGTCTAGTTCGCCGCCTTGAAACGTAATTTGTTTTGACGGCGCAAACCACACAGGGCCAGCCTGATCAAGTGTTTGCACCATTGCTGCCGGTAGTCGAGTGTACGAGGCCGGGTAGCCGTCAGCGGTGCGACTTGTTATATACCAAAATGCGCGACCATAAAAAAACAAATCGTCAAATGTCCACGACAAAATAAAATTGTTTGGCACGGTCGGGTCAATACGTCGCAACCACGTGCGTGGCGCTAACGGTACTTTTTCCATTTCGTTACCGTTCCAAATTTCTGTATACATTTTCAAATTCATGCAACCAATAACGCTCGCCATAAGATCGCGTGCGCGACTAATTGTTGGCACGCTCATTGCACGATTGCGTGCCGTGCCCTCGACATACGAATAGTAAGTGCCGATGAGTGCAGCGCCCGTGTTGTTTGTGTTCGGGCTCATATACAAACCGCCAGCCGCAGCCGCTTTAGTTGGTTGCGGTGATATTGCGGCCTTGTTGACGGTGCGGTTAAAAATGCCCATGCGCTAAGTATGCCACCAAACTAAATGACGATTGTGTATAGGCGACCGCCAAGCGTCAACCGAGAAAGTAAGAACTCAACGGCCGCCCGTCAAGATACTAGCCACCTGCGACAACAATCATCGGTTTACCTGTTGCGGTAGGTCGGCTGGCTAGCGCCGCTGACCAAACCAAACATCGCGCCAATTCGATCGGGCCGGGTGACCGTTGCGACGACAACGCAATGCTGTTTTGGCTGCGTACCGCGACGGCGCGTTGCACGTGTTCAGCAAGCATTTGCTCGCCTGTATGCCACAACAATTTTTCGTGGATCATGCTTTTTATGCGTGGCGTGAATTTGAGTATTTCGCCGTAGCCGACAACCGCCCTGCGACGCTCGAGCGCTAACGGCCAATGGATATCGATTGATGGGCTGATAGCAAATTTGACTGCCGTGTTTTTTGCTAGGCGTTCAACGTGTTGCAACATTTCGTCATAGGTGTCGCAAACAAATTCGACGGTGACGACGGTGCGTCGGTCGTCTAAGACGATTGCGCGTGTGGCAAAATATCGGTCGTCGGTCAGGCTGGTTTCTATGGCGACTGTGCCACCGTCGGGCATAGGGTCGGTGTACTCCAACTCGGGCCACAGGCCGGGTGCTATCCACGATTTGTCACTAGCCACCCATAAATTGCACGACGCGCGTAAGAAACTTGCACGGTCAGGGTTTTCGCTTTCGGCCTCAATAGTTTTTAGCGTCAATGTTTTGCCCAGCGCCGGGTTTGCATACGCCCAAGCCTGTGGGGTCATTGGCGACAAATCTGGCGGCGGTGACCACTCAGCAAAATAAAGCGACGACGGTTCGCCACGATCTATCGAGCGCAACCCCTGTTCACGCCAACGCTGCATAGCGGTACTGGCCTCAGTACCAGCGGTTGACCAAGCGCTCAGCAACGGTGATCGTCGCGCGCGTTGCGCTGGTAACAAACCGCCGTCAATAACCGTTGACCCGATATCCCAAATCTCGTCAGCAACAATCAGATCGCACGACATACCGTGACCAACGCTCGAGTTAGCGGCGCGAATAAACCACTTGCTACCGTCGGGCATAGTCACCTGATTGCGTCCATACGACCGCATAAGTTTTGCACCAAACCGCAACTCTAAAATGTCAGCCAATTTGTCGTACAACATGACCGCCAAATCAAGCCGGTGAGCAGTCGACAACACCGTTTGCGGTACGCCACGATGTTTAGGCATTTCTGTAAGCCACCAACCAACAAGCGCCGTCAACGCAACCGTTTTACCGTTTTGTCGAGCGGTGCTAACCATAGACATACGGTGCAAAAAATCAGACTGGTCATCAAACAACAACTGACCGTCAAGCACACGCTGTTGCCACGCCATTAACTCAATGCCCAAATGCTGTAAAGCCCAGCCCCCCACCTCAGCCCCAAACGACCCAGCCGCCTCAGGCCACACAGTCTCTAATCTCGGCTGATCACGGCCAGTTACCGCCAGTTCAGGCTGGTCAAGGTCATCTGAGATAATCCTGAGTTGGGTCGGGGTGATTTGTTTTTTTTCAGTAAAAAACCGTTTTGGTTCTGTGTCGATTACGCCAATGTCGCGCATTGCTTCGGCTCTGATTGTGCGTCGTAGTTCGTTGCGTTGTGTTACGTAGCGGTGACCGAGTGTGTTGTTGCATTTGAAGCATATGCCGCGTAAGTTTTCGAGTTCGTGTCCGCCGCCTGCGTCTACTGGGATTATGTGGTCGACTTGTGTGCTGGGTTGCCGGTTGCAGACTGTGCAGGTCGGTTGTTCGCGTAAGACGACGGCACGGTTTCGCTGGTAGTCGGCGTGGTCGTGCGCTCTGCTCATGGTGTTACCGCTTCGCGGCTAGCGCGCGCTGTCGCGCTTGCTCTCGGTTTGTTTACGCTGGTCATGTTGTCAACTTTATGTTTGTGGTTTGTTTGTGTTATGTCAATCGTTGTTGTTGTGTGTAAAGCCTAATGCGCTAGCCCCCCGTGTCTTGCCTCACCGACACTCCCAACGCTTTAACCATTTGCCTGACCACGTGTTACCACGTGCGTCATCTACCCACGTTGCCGTGTGTCACCAACCGCGCTGCAACACGCTTAGGTCATGCCCGTACTCAAATTGTGTTAACTACTTAGGTTCTCTGTTATCCCACCAAATGCGCTTAGCGATCTGTTCGGCCGCCCAACGCAAATATTTGTGTGCCTCAGTTTCGTCGTCGGTCGGTTTGCTCATCGCCTTCAACAACTGCTGGCAACGCAACACACCCTCTAACAACTCAACATCACTCATTTTGGCTCACTTTGTTTTAGCGCGTCAATCACTCGACTAGCGTCACGTTTAGTTAGATCACCCGTTGTGTTTACTTCGCGCCCCAAAGTTGCGCTAATAAACGTTTTAAGATCGTCGCCTTTAAGCCCCTGACCGTTAGCCAGCGCCCTCATCATGCCTAACTGTTTAGGTGACGCATACTCGCGTTGCGGCTCATCGGAAAATGGCACTTCTGCGTCGTGTAACGGCACGACAGGCGCTAAATGTGTGCTGGTTTGCCGTGACTGCGCGGCCTCAACCTCGTTACGGCTCGCAATGCTCTTGTTGATACCAAACCCCATATAGCCGAGCGCTCGACCTAGCGCGCTGGTAAACCCAACTTCGTTTTCGCTCATTTTGGTAAACGGTGTGCGACCGGGATAAACCTCACATGCTGACGCTATGGCTGGTATCGGGTCGGTTGCGTCACGCCACACGGTCACGGTGCAGCGTATAAAACACGATTTGTCGGGCATTTCAATTATTTCGCGGCCTGTTTCTTGTATGCGTAGATCAGGATATTTTTTTAGCGCCGCTGTCAATCGTGTTGGTACGTCAACATAGTTGTCGAGGTTGTATCCGCTCATGATTTTGCTCGTTCAAATTGTTCTATTAACGGAATAATTTCAGGTTGTTTATAAAACCAACACCATGCTTCTTCAATACTTTTTTTGCCAATGTCAACCGTGTTATTTAATTGTTTTGAATGAAAATAAATCATAAGTAATACGTCGGCTCGATTACGACAACCAATTCGTTGCAAAACGTTTGCTAAACGTGTTGAAAATTGTTGTTCAAACCAATTTCGTTGCGCTTTTGTTGACGGGGCAATTTCATCACCGAAAATATGGTTATATTCTTTTGGGTGTCGGTAAGTCATAGCGATTGCCAAATTGTTAGACGTTGCGCGTGATCGTGTTGACCGCCACGTTTTGCGTACGTGATCTCGCCCGTGTTTTTGATTACACCGCGACGCTCAGCAACCATAAGTCGAGCAGTCATACCTTTAGTGACCGGGAATGACGCGCCCAGTTCGTACCAAACCTCGTCGGCTGTAAAACGTGGTTTCATGCGCGCCATTTTCACAATCGCCGCGTCAACCTGTGCCTGTTGTTCGGGTGTCCATTTAGCGTTGGCGCTCGCTTGGCTCTCGGCGATTGCTACGGCTATGCGTGATTTTTCGTGTTTAGTTAGCACGAAATACCTGATTTTCTAGACGCTGTATTTCTGCCGACTGATAATTGTTGCGATCTTGCAACACTCGAATATCGGTGTCACGTGCAACCAACGCTTCACGTAGATCGGTGATAATGCTGCACAAATACTTAATCTCGATACGCGCTTGATTGAGTGTGTCGATCAGGTCGCTGTCGTCTAACACGTTGCGGTCGTCTATTTCCCATTGCAATTTGCGTAACGTGCTACGCGCCGCAAGTTCGTGTGGTTGTACTAACGGCACTTTGTTGCCGGTGATCTCGTTCATCACTTGCATTAGTGCTTTGAACTGTGGGTCAGTTCTCGGGTCGATGTTCTCGGTCATCTTTAGCCTTTCGTTTGTTGGTGACTGACATTATCAGGTACGTGTACGCGGTTAAGACTGTTGCAACAAACAAGTGTTTTAAAGTGACCATGCACGCCACCCATTCGAGTATCGGTAAATAGCCAGCGCTGACCGCAAATTAGCCTCTAAATTAAATAAATCGTCGCAGTTACGTATCAGGCCGTATGCCTGCAAATATCCGTTGGCAAAATATTTTGACGGTTTGCACCAAAATTGGTTTATTTGCATAACCCCGTTTGAGCCGCCGTTTGGGTCGGTTGCGTTAAACGCGGTCGGGTTGCACCGGCTTTCACGGTATGCAATCGCAACCAGTTGGGTTAGTTCATGTTCGGGCCAGCCGACGTGTCGAGCCATGTCAAACACGGTCTGACACGCGTCAGGTTGCGTTATAGGCGTAGTTTTGACCGTTGTTGGCGGTATGGGCGAGGCTGGTTCTAAACCCTGCCAAACCGTTGCTGGTTGTTGGCGTGTTTCTGCCGGTGTTGGTGTTGGCGGTTTAGCCAAAATAAGTATTGACATAGCGCTAATAAATAGCGATATGGCTGTTTTGCTGATGAGTGTCATAGTGACCTACTTTCTCGGGTAGGTAACCAGCCTAAACAGATTGTGGCGCTGCTTTCGGTGATACCCCGAATACGGCTTGAAATGCCTGTTTTGTGGCTTCTACGTCGTGCGCTAGGCGTGGCTCAACCTCTATGTGATACCAGTCGCCGTCGTCGACGCTAGGTAACGGTTGCCATGTACCGCGATCGCATTTCCATGACCGTTTTAATGCGTAGTCGATCACTAGTTGTATGCCGAGCGTGTCGGCGTGTTCAAGCAACTTGACAATGTATGCCAATGATTGTTTGCGGCCGTCTTGACGACCAAACTGTTTTTGCGCAAGCCATCTGTACGACAAATCGGTTGCCAGTCCTCGAGCGTGGTTGCTGATGACACCGGGTTTATGTCGCACGTCGCGCACAACCCATATGCCGTTATTCCACAAACTGCCGTCGCTGTGTTTGACTGCAAGTTCAACCCATTTGGCCATGCCAGCCAACGGCGCTTTAACGACTGGCTGTGCGGTGATGACGTATGGTTTTGTCATTCGAGTGCGTCGGGTATGCCGTCGTTGTTTTTGTCTGCGTTTTTTATGCCGTTAGCCGACACAAGACCTGATAGTGCGCCTGTTAAAAAGACGCTGATCGTGCTAAGTAGGTCAACTATTTTGCTGTCAAGCGGTGATAGTTCGTCGGGCATTGACACAAACAACAAACCAAACAACAAACCGACCACCATAAGCACAAACGTAATTGCCATAAGTATCCCGACCGTAACGATGAGTCGGGCGTGTATTTGGTTATTTTCTAATTTCGCACCGGTCAGGCGACCCATATTGGCAAACCTCGCTTATAGATAAATTGCGGACTTTGACGCCGCCTGTTGTGTTTGTTTTGCTTGTGGCGCAACCAGCGCACAATGCGATCGTAAGTAACCAGTAGCGCACATTATTGCCCGTTGTTTGGCTCGATTGTGGGCGGTGCTATAAATTCATTGGTATTTGCGTTATATGTCCAACCGATACAAACTTTGAAATCGCAAATTTTGCATAAATCGTAATTGTGCCAAGTTTGGTTTTGATAAAAAATTTCCCACGCTTCAACCGATCCGCCAATTATTGTGCCGTCAATATCAGTTTGTGTTTCAGTTGGGTCAATACCTTCAATAATTTGTTCAACTATGTTGTTTGAATTTATAAATGCGTAATTTGTCATTATGACCAACTCACATTTCCCGAACCTGCGGTAATTGTTGCAACGGTATATGAACCGTCTGTTGCGGTGCTACCTGTTAAACCTGCACCAATTGTTATTGTGCCGCCTGTAGTCAAATATCGAAGTATGACCACGCCGCTGCCGCCTGCGCCCGCTGTTGACAAATTATCCCAACGACCGCCACCACCGCCGCCTCGATTGGTTGTGCCGTTGTTCGTTGTTGAAACTGCGCCTGCACCTGCTGAAGCGCCACCTGCTGCGCCACCCGTTGTGCTACCGCTACCGCCGCCACCTGCCGAATAATTAACTAATGTGCCAGTTATGTTGCTTTGTTCACCGCCACCGCCTGCACCACCTGTATTTGTATAACCGTCGTTACCTGCAGAAGAAGAACCGCCACCACCACCCGCACCTGTTTGTCCGGCGTTTACAACACCGCCTGCGAAACCTTCACCAGTAGTACCTGTGCCTCCCGCATTACCGCCACCGCCACCGCTACCACCGTTTGCGCCGTTAGTTGTTGCGTTAACGCCACGCACACCGCCACCGCCGCCGCCACCAGTTGCGGTAAATGAACTAAAGGTACTATTTGAACCATTTGCACCCGGGCCACTACTTGCAGCAGTACCTGCTGCACCAGCGCCAACTGTTACTGAATAATTTGTTCCTTTAGTGATTGATAAACCAGTATTTTTTAATCTGCCACCGCCGCCGCCACCACCAACACAACCAGCACCACCGCCAGCGATTACAAGGTAGTCGACAGTAAATGGTGCATTACCGCTAAAAAAAATAGCAGCACTAGCACTAGTAAAATACAAAGTGCCACCTGCCCATGTGCCTAACGCTAAAGACCCTGCGGTCGTTACTGTTGCCGTGGATGCCGTAATTGTGCAAGTACCGGCACCAATGTTTTGAATAAACAAAGTGTCACCTGCACTAAACAAATTTGTGTTTACCGTGATCGTTGTTGCGGTTGCTTTGTTCATCACAACTCGAGTGCCTTTATCGGCTGCAACCAAAACATAACTATCGGTTTTGGTGCTGACGGTTTGGTTGTATGCGTTTGTTTGCAGCGTGGTCATTTGTGCTGCGGTCAAAATTTGACCGGCTGTAAATGTTTGTAATGCCATAATGCCTACTTTAACCTAATGCGTTGTCTGCTGAGATGATACCGTAAGTTGGGTCGTCAAGTATTAACTCGTAAACGACGTTCGTTGGTGCGGTGAAATATGTGATCGCATGACCCGTGTTTACGTTAATTGACATTTCTATGCCTTCGACGCTTAATTCTTGGGCTAGTTGTGCCGTGCCAGCGCCGCTCGCAAACGTTTTTTCAATGGTGATTGTTTGCCCAATATCAATAATGGCCACCGTGTCGCGCTGGGTTGTGGTCAACATATTTAACTGGGTGTTTAACGACGTGTATCGCGGTTCGGGCAACGGGTCTAACAAATAGGTCGCCAACTCGAGTGCGGCCGTATCGCTGTGTAGCAGGCTGTCGGTGATTGAATATGTTTGTATAAAATAAAGTGCTTGGCTGCCTGTGTCCTCAGCGACCTGTGGGTTGTTGCTGCCTAAATGTTGTACGACCGCACGGTTGGTTACCTGATCGGCTTCAAACGTTATGCCTACCCCGTTGTATTTTATGTTTGTGCCGTCGTCGTGGAAATCGGCGACCGACGCTGTAAGTGTTGTGCCGATACGTGGTTGAAATGTTAGGTTGCCGTCACGCGACATAAACAATCTGCCCTGTTCAGCCTCGTTGATTTGTGAGCAATATCCAAGCACGTTTGTGCCGTTCGGGATAGTAAATGCCGCGTCACCGCCAAGCGTTTGTGTGCCAGTCGATATCGCGCGCGATGCTGCAGGGAAATCAACTTCAGGTCGGTCAAGTATTGCCGACAACCGCACGCTCGACAATTCTTCGCTGACATTGTATTCAGCCAAATATGTTTGCGCCAACAAATAAAAATCGTCAGCACAATAAACCGTCACCGTATCCAAACCACCCAAACTAAAGTTGTAGTCATAGTTGACGATGTAGCCAACAAATAAATATTGTTTGACGTTGCTGTTGTTGTATCGAGACAATCGCACACGGCGCATAGGCGCTAAACCCGGTTTGGCTGTAGTCGGGTCATAGTACGGCGAGTTTTCGTCAAACGGGTTAAAAATGCCTGACGTGTCAAGCATGGTAAACGTCATCGTGCCGGCACTAAATTGGTCGCCTTGATCTTTGCGGCCGCGCCGCACGTTCACTTGGTTAATGCCGTCAAGCACGCTCGCATAACTTGTTGTGCCGTCAAGCACATATGTGCTGTTGTCTAATACGCCAGCGGTCGCGTCGTCAAGCAAAAATGCGTCTTGAACAAAACCTGTGTCAATTTCTAGGTCGTAGTTACCACTACCAACAACTGCAACGCCGGGCATTATTGTGCAATCATCAAATCAAGTGGGCCGTTAGTGCGCTGGTACGCCAGCAAACTGTTCAACACGCTTTGACCGATCTCGGCGCTGGTCGATATACCGCCATTCACATTAATAGTTACTGGTTGCGGTTCGCGTGCCGCAATACGTTCAGCCATACCAAACGTTGTTAGCGCACCGATCTGTGCCCCGCCTGCCGTGCCACCAATACTTGTTTGTGCGCCACTCGACCCACCGCCACCTGCACCGCCACCACCGCTCGTTATAACTGACGGCGTGACTGGCACACCTGCGCCAGCCTCACGCGCCATGCGGTCGGCGGTACGAATATCAGACGTGACCGCCTCAGCACCGGCAGCGCCACCACCAATTCGACCCAAACTAATTTTACCAATTTTGCCAATATCCGTAAACGGGTTAATCAAATTAATGCCGTCAATAATTATGTTGATCGCACCAATAAACGAATTAGCAAACATTTCAAACCCGGCAATCAAACCGTTTAAAACTACATTGACAATGTTTCTGAAACTTTCAAATTTTGTGTAGGCAATTGCTATGCCTGTTACGACCGCTGCGATACCTACCGCAATTAAACCAAATGGGTTTAATGCCATAGCAATATTGACTGCCATGATTGCGGCCGCAACTGCCGATATTGTGCCAGCAATAACCAAAAACGCGGTCGGGTTTTTTTGCGCCCAGTCAGCCATTGCCTGCAAATATGGCAACACTTTTTGCAACACGGGCAACAACGCCGCACCGATACTTTCTTGTGTTTCAGCCAAACTGTTTTTTAATATCTTGAATTTGCCTGCCGCTGTTTCTGCTGATCGAGCGGCCGCGCCACCAAAATTATCTGACAACGTCATCATCACCGTGTCAAGTGACGCACCCTCTTTAATTAGGCCTTTCATTTCAGGCGACAACGCTTGTAGGCCTTTCATGTTGCCTGCATATGCTTTAGCCAGCGCGTCGCTGACCGTCGCCAAATCTGTGCCAGTCGAGATCGCAATATCTTGAGCCAATGACAACGCGTCGGTTGCCTCACCAACATTTTTAGTGCCAACAAGCAACGCGGCAAACGCTGGTCGCAACTCGCTGTCAGCCGTACCAGTCGCCCTCGACATAGCCGAAATCATGTCCTCAGTCGCCGCAACCGTTGCGTCAGTAGCACCAACAACGTTTTGCATAGTGTTAGCCAAAATCGCCTGTTGCTGTTCGTCCTCTGCCGCTGCTTTAGCCGCCAAACCCAACGCACCAGCAACCGCCGTCAATGCGGCCGCTGCCGGTACAGCCGCCTTTTTAATTGCAAACTGTGCTTTCTCGCCGACGGTCTCTAACTGTTTAAATTCTTGGATTGCTTTGTCAATGCCTTTACCGTCAAACTCGCTGACAATAGGTATGGATAACGCCATGACTAAATCTCCCGTTGCACTTCGCGCATAGTTTTAGCAATCATTTTTGTCATTTCGGCTTCGATACCGCGACGCGCTTTATAGACGGCTGGCCCGATCAGTCGAGTGCGACCAACACCAACAAAACCAAGCGCCTGCCCAAGTTTGTTTGCGTTTGCTCGGCCTGCTGTTTCAAAGATTGCTGCCGCCGGGTCTTTTTGCTCAATAAGAATTACACCGACCGCGCCTCGACGTGTATCAAAACGCATACGCACACCGTTGACCGCTTTGGTTACCGTAAACGGAAATAGTTTGCGTTCGCGTTGCGTCCAGTTGTATTTCATGCCTGATAACGGCAAATCTTTGTAAACGGCTTTACCTGCCTGTATCGCTGGTTGCGCAATAGCGGTTGCGTCAGACTTAAAATCTTTTTGCAATTGTGGGTCAATTTTACGCAAACTGTTGATCGTCTGTTTTACCCCGACAATCTCTATGGTTGTGCTTGCTGGCATACGTCACCTTTTGTTTGCTTTGTTTAATACTGTAATCACCGTCAATAGGTCACGCGTGTCAAACTCAATATTCGTAGGCCAGTACCCTGTTGCAGCCAACAATTCTGCTAACTGCCGTCGGTAACTGCCTACGCCGTAGGGTTTGG